GCCAAGCAGCAGAACCAAGTAAATTCAGACATGGTGCGTAACATGAGCGGCGCACTGGATACCGTAGGAGCGACTAACTAATGGCCACGCAACCTACACTCGTACGCCCCATTCGTAAGCTTAGCTACACCAGTAGCAGCGTTGTAGGTGGGCAGGAAGGCAATGCGCAGTTCACCGACATTATTGCAGATACCGTAGTTGTGGAAGAGCATGAAGATGAAATGATAACTACGGATCAGCCGGTGGAGCAGGGCAGCCTTATTACAGACCATGCGTATAAGATGCCCGCACTGCTTAATCTGGAATACATATGGAGCGCAGGCAGCGACCAGAACCCCAACGACAGCGATGTGTTCCTTAAGACGCTATACCAAACATTTTTGAACCTGGAGGCCGAGGCAACGCTGTTTAAGGTGTACACCGGCAAACGGGTGTACTTTAACATGCTGATCATTTCCCTAGGCACTGTAAGTGACCCGCAGACTGAGAACATTTTGCGGTTACGGGTAAGCATGCGGGAAATCATCATTGCCACTACGCAGCTTACCTTGCTTAGCAGCGCCAGCACGCAAGCGGTACCCCAGAAGACTGCACCCACGGTGCCACTGGGCAGGCAGAGCGTGCTACCGGCCCAGAACTTTAATACCACCAGTGTGAGCGGGGGCAACTAATGGCGCAACAGGTAGCTTTCTTAATTCCGTTGCAGCCTACGCCACAGACACTGACTGTGGTGCTTAACGGTGTGGAGTACGTGCTGCGCTTGCAGTGGAACGTGTTCGGTAACTACTGGGTACTTGACTTGAACGATGGCTTGGGCAATCCGCTGGTGTTGGGTGTGCCCATAGTTACCGGCGCAGATATCATGGAGCAGTTCCAGTACCTTGGGCTTGGTGGTGAGTTTATTGTGCAGACCACCAACGATGTTGATGCGGTGCCTACGTTTACCAACCTAGGCACCAGCGGTAATCTGTACTACGTGGTGGCGCAATGAATAACTTGCCACAGGGGGCGCAGTTCGGGCGCGTGGCCAAGCTGCTGGTAAGCGGCGAACAGAGTGCTATTGATCTAAGCCAGCTACACTTCATATTCCAGGTGTATGCCAGCGATACCGAGTCCCCTAACACGGCTACCATACGCATCTACAACCTTAAGAAAGATACGCTGAACACCATTGTTAACGAGTACACCAATGTGACGCTGGACGCGGGCTACGGCACCAACATCGCCAACATCTTTAAGGGTGATATAAAGCAGTTCCGGCGCGGCAAAGAAAGCAACGTTAACAGTTACTTGGAAATTATGGCTGCCGATGGTGATGAACTGTATAACTTCGGCGTGCTGAACCTGAACCTGACCAAGGACACCACCTTGGCCCAGCGTTACGCAGCCTACTGTGACGCCTTGGGCGCGGCCAAGGACCCGAACAGCATAGCCTTCCTGCAGTCCACCGGGGGCACGCTGCCCCGGGGCAAAACGGCCTTCGGCATGTTCCGGGCCTACATGCGGGAACTGGCCAACACAGCCGGGGCGCGGTGGAGCATCCAGAACGGGAAGGTTATTATGGTGCCCCTTACCGGCTACCTGCCCGGTGACCCGGTGGTGATTAACAGCACGACAGGCATGATAGGCACGCCAGATGATACAGACAACGGCATTATCATTAACAACCTGCTGAACCCACTGTTCCAGGTGGGCATGCGCGTGCAGATTGACAGTGCAGATATACCCGAGTGGATTATCAAACAGCAGGGCTACCCGAATTACAAGAGCAGCGACACCTTTGCGGCCACCGTACAGCAGGGGCTAGGCATCTACCGGATTATGGTTGTTGAGCACCATGGTGATACGCGCGACGTGGCATGGTACAGCGAACTTACCTGCCTGGATATTGACCCAACTGCCAGCAACACCAGCCAGAGCGTAAAAGCGTACGGGGGCGGGTAATGGACCAACGTGAACTAAGAGTTGACCATGCCGAAGCCTTGCGGGCCGCCTTTAACGGGTTTGCGACGGAGCAGTGGCACTGCATGCCCGCAACTATCGTAAGCTACGATGCCACCAGCATGGAGGCCACAGCCCAGAGCACCATACAGATCAAGGTAAGGGCCGCAGATGGTAGCCAGCAGCTAATCGCACCCGTGTTTACTGACGTGTGCGTGGTGTTCCCAGCCGGTGGGCCGTTTATGGTTACGTGGCCCTTGGCCCCGGGCGATGAAGTGCTGGTGCTGTTCGCCGACCGCTGCATAGACAACTGGCGCGTTAACGGTGGCCAGCAGCAGCAGGCAGAGCTAAGGTTGCATAGCAACAGCGACGGGTTTGCCATACCCGGGCCGCGTAGCCTGCCCAACGTGCCTGCCAGTATAAGCGGCACTGATCTACAGATACGTACTGTAGATGGCCAGACCATGATAGACATTACCCCAGCCGGGCTGATTAACATTCTTGGCCAGTTGGGGGTAAACGTAACCGTAGGCGGTACAACATTCAACGTAGGCCCCGGGGGCATAACGGTCACCGGCAATATAATCGTAACTGGTACAGTTACCGCAGACGCATTTATCGTGCCACCACCCGTATGAGATATAGAGCGCTAGACAATAACGGTGATTATACCTTCGGCCAGAGGGAGCAGAACTTTTACGTGAATAGCCCTGCTGCTGTGGGGCAGGCCGTGCTCACTGGCTTACAGCTATTTCTAGGTGAATACTTTGCAGATACCACCTTAGGAGTGGATTACTTGGGCAGCGTGGTAGGCAAGCAAAACGGAAGCCTATACGACCAAGTTGTACAAAGCCAGATTCAATCTACTCAAGGTGTTAACGGGATAGTAAATTATGCCAGTAGCGTGGATAGCGAGGGCCGCTTGCTTGGCATAGATGCCAGCATCGGCACAGTGTATGGCGTGGCAGTGGTCAGTGCAGCAGTATCAACTACCGGTGGCGGGTACGGAGCCGGGCCTTACGGAGACGATTACGGAGTGTAACTATGCCCACTTACCCACTAGCCACGCTCGCAGCAAGTGTAACAGCAGCAGGCATTACAGCGCCTAACTTCCAGGATATCATTGCGAGCCTTAATGCCAGTGCACAAAGTATCTTCGGTGAAGATATCTACATTACACCGGATACGCAGGACGGGCAGATTATATCTGTGTTCGCCGCTGCCATTAACGACAGCAACGCAGCCACTATCGCAACTTACAACGGCTACAGCCCAGCCGGGGCCGTGGGTGCGCAGCTAAGCAGCAACGTTAAGAACAATGGGCTGCGCAGGCAGGCAGGCAGCAACAGCACCGTTGAACTGGTGATAGGTGGCGTGGCCGGTACCTCACTTATCAGCGCCATTGCCCAAGACGCAAACGGCAACCTGTGGGACATCCCTTTTACCGTTATACCCCCGGCAGGTGTTATCACAGTGACTGCCGTAGCGGAACAGGAGGGGACTGTTAGTGCGCTGCCCGGTACAGTCAACAAGCGGTATACCCAGATCTTGGGCTGGCAGACAGTTACCAACCCGGCAGCGGCAGCCCCGGGCAGCAACACTGAGAGCGACGCGGCCCTACGTCGGAGGCAAGCTGCCAGCACCACCCTACCCAGCCTTACTCCGCTACAATCAATCGCGGCTGGTGTGGGGCAGGTAACCGGGGTCAGCCGTAGCACGGTGTATGAGAACCCCACCAACGTTACCGATGCCAATGGCGTGCCCGCGCACAGCATAAGCGCCGTAGTCCTTGGTGGTGACGTTACCGCAGTGGCACAGGTTATAGAGCAACGCAAGTCCCCGGGCACTGGCACCTATGGAACCACCAGTGTGGTAGTTACAGACCCAGCCGGGGTACCTATCCAGATCAACTTCTTTGAACTGGCGCTTACCACTGTCTATGTGAATGTAAGTATCCAAGCGCTGCCCGGCTACGTAGACAGTACCGGTGTGGCCTTGCGGCAGGCAATAACTGACTTTATAAACGGGCTGGCCATTGGCCAAGATCTGTACTACGACTGGCTATTCGGCCCGGCAGCGCTGTACGGCAGCGGGTTGGAGTTTACATACCGCATCACGGATATAACAGTGGGCACGGCCCCCAGCCCCACAGGGCGCGGGGATATTGCCATTGCATTCAATGCAGCGGCCAACACAGTGATCGCTAACGTAGGGCTGACGGTGAGCTAATGGCAGCGCCGGTAACTATAGACGCGTACTTGGGGCTGGTGATTAGCCAGCACAACCAGAAGCCGAACTTCATGGCTTGGCTAAGTGCGCTTATACAGCCCTTTGTTGATAACATCAATCTGGTGAACAGCTTCCCAACCTTGTTTGATCTAGATACTGCTGCTGGCCAGCAACTAGACTTTATAGGGGCATGGGTAGGTGCCACGCGGCAGCTTAAGAAGACCATTGGCGGGGTAAGCCAGCTTGACGATAATACGTTCCGGCTACTTATCCAGGCTGTGATTGCCCTTAACCACTGGGATGGCACGGTGCCCGGCGCGTACGCGATCTGGGCTGTGGTGTTCGCCGGGCAACCATTCCAGATACTTATTGGTGACCAGCAGGACATGTCCATGTTCTTCGTGTTTATTAACCCAGCCTTGAGCACGCTGGTGCTGGCCCTTATTACAGGCGGGTATTTTGATCTACGCCCTGCTGGGGTGCTTATGCGCGGCTACTTTAAGCCCAGCATTCCAGGTACACCGGTATTCGGTTGGGGCATTGAGAACGCAACGGTAGCAGGTTGGGGGCACGGTGCTTGGGTAGCGCCGCTGACTACATAAAGGGGAGCCATGGCACAGATTGATTATTTACCGGTAGCGACAGGAACCTTGGCCGAGGTTGATTCACAGGCTAACTTTGCGGGTAGCAGCTACCAGCAGAATGGCTTCACCGCTGGCATTGCACTGCCCAGCGAGGCGAATAAAATATGGCGGCAGAGCAGCGTAATGACTGCCGCGTTGGCCCGCTTTATAAGCCAGCAGCTTGGTAATATCAATGTGCTGGACGATGGTAATGTAACTGCCTTGGTTGCTCTTATACTGGAAGCCATCCAGACTGTAGCCAGTTCAGTAGCGTTCCCCACCGTGGTAGTGGTGCCTTCCAGCGCCACACCGGTCTTTGACTGTACACAGGCCAATAACTTTATGCACGCTGTATTTCAGCTTGACATGGCCCAGAACGTAACTAGCTCCACACTTATCAACGCCAAGGCTGGCATGCTGGTGACGTTCATAATTAAGCAGGTTGGTGGGCCTTGGACATTTACGCCCCCAGCCGGGCTAAACAACTTCGGCTCGGTAGTGCCGATTATTGGTGCCACGAGCACTCAAATGTTCGTAGTTGACAAAACTGCTGCTAACGCCAATGCAGTCAGCGGGGTGATGCAATCGTGAAACGTAAAATTGGACTCGGGCTGCTTTACAGTGGGCTGGTGGTTGCAGTTATCGCGCTGTTTGGTGTTATCCACGCAGCAGCGGTTAACTACACGAATCAGTATTACGTGCACCTATTTAACAGCCTTATTGACAACACTGCCATCGGCACAACCACGCCCAACGTGGGGCGCTTTACCAACACCAGCGTCAACAACAACGACACTACCCCCACCGGGCAGGGCATGTACAACCAGTGGAACCTTAACGGCACCGGCGAAGGTGACTTTATAACCTTGCGCGGTACCGGGGCCGGGGGCTTTAACTGGTACAGCGGCAGCAGCATCGCAGCCGGTACGCCACTAATGCACTTAGGGACATCTACCCTTAACGTGCCCGGCATCACGCTGGCCAACGCCCCAAGTAACTGTAGCGTGGGCAGCGCCAGCGGCATCGATGTTAACGGCAATGCTGTGGGGTGTAGCAGCCATGGTGTGGTTATGGCAGCGGTGCGCTTTACTACCTGCACCATTGCCAGCAACGGTGATACTGATCAGGGATGCACCAGCCCGAGTCAACAGAACTGGGGCGTAACCCTGCCGGACACCAGCTATGTAGCCCAGTGCTCTTTACAGATGGCTGACTCTTACGTGTGGCCCGATTCGGGCAGCGGCGATGCACTGGCGCAGTCCACCATAGCCACACAAAACCTTACCACGACGGGCTTTAAGTACACGCTGGCCAACGTACACAGCACAGCAGCAGGTTTCACCATGACAGCCGTTTGCACGGCCACACACTTGTAATAAGGGGCGCACCATGTTTAAGAGGCTTATCGGACTGTTATTTGCGGTAATTGCGTGCACGGCCTTGTGCAGTGCGCAAACGGTTCCCCAGACAGGTGCGCCGCTGAACTTGAATCTGCCGCCTTATCAATACCCGCATTATGATGTGCCCGTTAACCAGAACTTTACCACGATCAATACGTGGGCCAGCACTATTACGAATAGCTTGCAGCAGCTATTCAAGGGCGCGTACAGCCCTTCTACAACGTACAGCCAAGGGCAGAGCGTAACTTATAACGGCGATTATTACATTTCGCTTATCAATAACAATGCGGCCAACACCCCCAGCCATACAAGCATCCAGTGGGCGTGGGTGGGCAGCACTAATGCGAATGCTACGCTGCCGGTGGGCATCCCATTCACCACCAACGTGGGCGGTACTTTTACCACGACTACCATGACCACGGCCAACTTGGGCAGCGTGTACGGCACCACTCCCACAGCGGATCTGTGCTGGTTAGATAACCAAGGGAATTGCAGCGTACCCCCGAATGGCTACATTGCGCCGGACAAGGTGCCGTACCGTGATCCAACCACACACGTAACCAGCACTGCTACGGCTCAGCAGTTGGCCAGCATGTTTATGCAGACCAACGGCACCACGCCTTGCACCAACGGCATCATAATGGGCGATGGTACCTGCCGCTTGATTACAGCGCTGCAAGGTGTTACAACAGACGCCAGCGGCAACCCCACCAGCCTGCCCGAGACCGGAGTAAGCTGTTCCGGGGGCACTTGCAGCGTTGCATGGGCTGAGGATCGTAACGCTGGCTACTTTGACCCGCGCCGACCGCGTACGTTTGATAACGGCGCTGGCACCCCGGTTACAATCAGCTCGGATTGCTTTAACGCAGTTAAGAACACTATCAACGATGCGGTGTGCTACCAGAACGCACACCCCGGTATGAACCCCATTATCAAGTTCCCAGCGGGCAGCTTTAGTGGTTGCGGCAAGGGCACAATCATACCCCCGTTGATGAGCCTTATTGGCGCTGCCGGGCGTGGCCCGGGCGACTACGGTGGGGCAACCAAGCTGCAGAGCGGTGATGGCACGCAAGCCATGTTTCGCGCACAGGGCAGCTACACAGCGACCTGCAACGGCACCCCGGTTACTGTAAGTGGTGGCTTCGGTGCTGCCTTTATTGAGCACATGTCCTTTAACGGTAATGGCACCGGCAGCAGCGCCAACGACACAGGCTTGATTCTGCAAGGTGGCAGCACTTACCTGTACGATGATGCCTTTACCAACTTTGGCGGCCCGGGCTTGCAGACGCCTGACCAGAACAGCCATGGTGATCACCTGTTCGGTCAAGGGAACCTTGGCTGGTATATGTTCGGCGGTAGTTACAATAACGGGGCCTTTACAGATACTAACTGGCACGGCAGCATGGAACTTAACTCACAAGATGGCCAGTGGGACCACATTGTTATCTACGGATGGCTGCAGGACGGTGGCTGGTATAACCGATTCTACCTTACGAACGTTTTAATGGGTGGCGGCCCCGGGGTGCACCTTAGCGATAGCTTCCTGCAAATTGCCCCGCATGGTGTTGTGGCCCCAGCGGCTAGCAGCGGTAACTACAACATACACGATAACCGCATTGACGATGCTTGGTTTGAGAGTATCTATGTTAACCCGTTTGGCAACGCCACAATCCACGACAACGTGTTTGAAGGCTTCTGTACATCACGTTTGCTTAACCCGGCCAACTTTGCAACCAACCCAGTGCCCGGGCAAAGCGTTATACCGAATGGCTGCGCAGCCATTAACATCCATGATGGTGGCGTAGGTGGAACTTGGGTTAGCCACAACAGGTACAACCAAGTGCCCGGGCAGTGGCCTAGCTGGCCCAGCTTTGATGTATACGTTGACCCGAACACCTTGGGTGGTGGCCCTAACCTAATTGACGAGCCCGGCGCGGGCAACTTGATTGCAGGCCCCGGTGTGGGCAGTAGCCTTTGCTGTGGCAACGCTGGCAGCGATGCTGGGCGAAGCCTGTGGGGCAACACCAAGCGGGTAAGCGGCACAGGTGGCAACGCTACAATCCACTTTAGTAACTATGCTAGCCTTAACCTGTCTAGCTCGGCGGCCACCAACTGGAACGCGGTAGATGGCTTGGTGCAGGATGGTATTTACTTCCTTTACCTGAACCCCAACGATACTATCTCACCCAGCGCTACCATCGGAACATGCAGTGGGCAGCCAATCAGAGGCAGCGTGCAAACCCTGCTGCCAACGATGTGGCGTGCCAACGACGGTGCCATACGCCAAGTGTGTGCCCCCAGCGACAGGCCGGACATGGCCATCAACGGCTACGGACAAGGCGTGGCCGTACCTACGCCATGGTCGCCGGAGCCGTTCGGTGTGGTGGGTAACATTGATTCCATAATGCTGCCCAGCATAACTACTGCCAGCCCGATCAACAGTGGTTGCGGTGGCTTCCCACCGGAAACTGCTTGCGGCCGGAGCAGCAGTTATGTGATGGCTTATCGGCATGGTAGTAGCTGGGTATGCAGCCCACCGACGTTTGCCTACAGTGATGGTACGAATGTAAGTGGTGACTTTGCATTCTACCTTACGGCAGGTAGCTACCTACAATCTAACTTCGCCGTTGAGTACCGCATTAACAGCAGCGCCGGTAGCGCCTACAACGGCCCCGTTGCTGAAGGCAGCAACCTTAACCCGGTAGGAATCAACGCTGCCGTGCTAAGTGTTATCAACGACACTACAATACCGGCCCTACCTTGCGGCGGGGGCGTAGCCAACACCAGCGGCAGGGGCGTGGCTACGAATGGCTTGTCACCAATTAAGTCAGACATGTCTGATGTCTGCCGCAAAGGCCAGATGTGGATGCCCAGTGATGCAGCTACACCGGGCACTATCTGCACTTGCGTAATAGACAACCCACGCGGAACCATTGCCGGGGCTAACGTGTGCGGCAGCCTTGGCAGCGGCGGGGGCAGCGGCACAGTTATAAGCGGTACCAACCAGTTCACCAGCGGTACCTACACACTTATCTTTACTGACGGTCTGCAACACTACTGCACGGCTAGCGATAACGATAGTGTGAACAGCGTACAAATCAGCCCGCAAAGCGGCAGCACCATAACTTTCGCGGGTAATGGCAGTGACCACTTTAGTTACATCTGCAACCCGCATTCATAGGAGCGTACACCATGCGCGTATTAACTGCACTTGTTATATCCCTACTCTGCGTGCTGCCGCTGGCAGCACAGCGGGGCTGGATTACCACTGACCCAGTTACAGCCGTAGGCCCCACCAGCCCAGAGGCCAGCCTTGGCCCGGGCAATGTAATTGTCATCGTTACCCCCAACGTTGGCGCGGGGTCTACTTGCCAGTATCGTATGGAGAAGTCCAGCGACAAGAAAACCTGGACTACCGTAATTGCAGCCCGGGCCTGCACCAGTGCAATCAATCAACCAGTAACAGCTACATGGTTTCGGGCCTACGTTACGAGTTTTACTGGCACTAGCCCAGTTACATTCACCATCCACGCGCAGAACTAACTTTCGGGGGCAGGGCAATGATTAAGCGCCGCATACTTGGCTTACTGGCAGCACTCGCAATAGCTGTGCCGGTGTTCGCACAAACGAACAGCACGGTACTGCAATCCACGGTCACAGTGGGTGGCACCCCAGTGGGCCAGTACATGCCGGTGCAGCAAACGGCTGGCGCGGCAACTGTTGTCCCTGCTACTACGAGCAGCAACGTAGTCGGCGTAACCATGGGTGCGGGCAGCGTGAGCGGCACTGTGCCCATTGTGTTGCAAGGCATAACGCTGGTTACGTTTGATAACAACCCTGTCGTAGGTGACTATGCTGTTGTTGGCAGCGGGGGCGCGGCCCATGACAGTGGCGTAACCCTGCTTACCAGTGTGCTGCAAAGCCAGTGGACAATCGGCGTGGTTAAAAGCTTTGTATCAAGCACGAGTGCATATGTATTCGTGCTGCCGCAAATGGGCCAGCACATTACCAGCAACAACGTTGTTGACCCAACTACCAGCGCCAGCGTACAGAGCCAGATAGCGGCCCTGCAGAGCAGCACCCCCAGCACCGGTACCACGATCACGCCTATTATCAGCCGTAGCATTAGTGCCACCAGTGCAGGCAGCAAGCAGTGTTACGTGGGCAATCCTAACTGTAACGGAGGCGTGGGCACCAACGCCCCCAGCGGTACGCCCATAGCGGCCTTTGGGCTGGCCACGCCTGATCTGGGCTACCAAGCCACGGTACCCAACAGCACGGCCCACTACGCGGTCGCCACGCAGTTTAACAGCCCTCAGTACACTGACTACTTGGTGCCCAGCACAATCGGCACTGCGGATAACGCGCTGTACTGGGAGCGCCATTTCAGGTTCAAGGGCGCGGAGAACTTTAATTTCAACAAGAACCTGGAGGCGGACAGCTATCTGTTCATAAAGCCGGACGGATATAACTACGCAGCCGGGCAGCAGTGCAACACAGTTACCGGAGTGTGGCAGTACGCCAACCAGACAAGTAGCTGGCAGAACACTACAGCGCCATGCGTGCTCAACAACACCGATACTTATGAAGTTACGCTGGACTACCACCGTGACGCTGCCACCAGCACGGCATGCAGCGGTGCGCCTTGCATCCACTGGGATAAGTTAATCTTCACGGATGTAACTACCAGCACCTCGAATACCTATAACTGGACTTATACCATGCCTGCCGTTACTCTTAACAGCACATGGGCCAGCGCAGCCGGAGGCCAAGTACAGTTGGACTGCAGCCCCACCGGGGCCACCAGCGGCAGCCCTGTAACGTGTGGCGTGTATACGCAGAACGACACGGTAAGCTTCTACGCTTCGGCATTCAGCAGCGGCACCACCAGCACTACGACCAGCAGCACCAAGGGCAACCTGATAAGCTGCAACTTCGACATCAACAGCTTCTGCGGGGCAACGCTTACGACACCCAACAGCCCCAGCCTGGACAACACCAACGTAAACACAGCGCCGAATGCGTTGCACGCAACTACGGCGCTTACATATGCGACTTACACAGCTAGTGCCCCTGCCAAAGAGCACTGGATGCGTATGTACGTAAAGGTGAATACCGTGGGCAGCGCCGGGGTTGAAGTCGCTGACTTTTACAGTGGGGTTGTGGGTAGCCTTACGCAGCTAGGCAACATCTACATAAACAGCGTGAATAACTTTGTAACGCTGTTTGACACTGCCACCAACACAAGCACGGCATGCGGCCCCACGGCTATTGCAGCCGGGTCATACCACCGTATTGAACTGCACTGGATAAGCAGCGCCACGGCAGGCGTGGGCCAAGTGTACCTTGACGGCACGCTAACGAATTGTAACTTGAGCGGTGCTAATACCGGAACCACGAATATGACGGTGTACCGTATAGGCCAAGTGGGCAACCCGGTAACGCCATGGGATGTTGACATTGATGACTTTGATGTTAGCAGCATCGGTCTGCTTGGTGCAGTAACGCAAAGCACCACCGGGGCGGTAAGCCAGCCCACCGGTACGGCGCTGCTGATTGCTAACAACCTTGGTGATCTTAGCGACCCCAACGCAGCCCGTACGAACCTGCAACTGGGCAGCATGGCCCAGCAGAACAATACCAACGTGAACATTGATGGGGGCACAATTGACGGCACAGCCATTGGCAGCGCTACCCCCAGCACGGCCAATGTAACCGGGCTTGAAACGAATGTCGTAAGCGTAACTGCCAACACCACACTTACCAGCAGCAACCAAGCGGTGGAATGCAACGCAACCAGCGGGGCAGTTACCATTACGTTACCAGCTACTCCCCTCGGGTGGTTCAGTATTATTAAGACTGACTCATCTGCCAACGCCTGTACCGTGAATGGTAACGGGCACAACATAAACGGGGCTAGTACACAGTCACTAGCTACCCAGTACGCCAGTATGCAGATTAAGGGCGATAGCGCCTTGTGGTACATGTTCTAATTTCGCGCTTTGGGTAACTTATTGACTCCAAGGGAGTGTTTATGTATCTGCTGTTAACATCGGCATACTACACGCGCACGCTGACGCAGTCAGAGTTTCGCATGCGGGTGCTTGACAATGTAATGTTCGCCGGGGCCTTTTTAGTAGTGGCGTTGGTGGGCTGGTGGTTGCTGCGTGATCGTAACGTGGGCCACCGTACTTTGATCAAGATAGGTACCGGGTTCTTCTTTATGGGGTTCCTTCGCTACACTTATAGTAGCTGGGCACTCCTTACCGGCCACTATGAAATAAGCACGCTGTTAATTACCCTGTGCATGGTCACCGGCTGGGTATTGGCCGGGTACCTGTTCAGCAGTCGTATGGACATTAAGAAAACACTGGCAATAAGTGAGCACCACGATAGAGAGTTCAAAGATAGTATTGCTGACCTACGCACCATAACCAGCGGCATGGTTATACGTGCTGAAACCACAGAGCAGAAGGCCGTAGCAGTTAGCCGCGAGTACGCACGTAGAGCCGTCTAGAGAGGGGCCAATGTTATTGACTGAACCTGTAGCCACAGCCGTACCACCACCTTGGTTTGATTTGCTTTTGAAGATTTGTGCTCCCCTAGGTGCGGCTCTGGCATTTTTCTTTGGCACTACATTGCGCGGTAAAATGAATGACAAGGCCATCGCTGATCTAACCATAGCTACTACAGAACTAGCCAAGGTTACCCATAGCCTGGATAAAGGACTGACCACCCTAAGTGCCACAGTGCAGCAAATGGCTGGGGATATACAGAACTGCGAAGATAGCATTGATAAGAACAAGAACGACATAAGCTTTATGAAGGGCCAGCAGAGCGTAAGCGGCAGGCGCAAGAGTGGCGGGGAATAATGGATTACCAATTTATCCGCAACCTAGTTATCAAGCATGAGGGCTGGCGCACCCGCTGCTACTTTGATTCGTTGGGCTACCCAACCATAGGCGTGGGGCTTAACCTTGCCAGCGCCGGGGTGGCCGTGGACTTGGCTGCCGTTAACGCACCCCCGCTTATGCTGCTGCGGACCGGCCAAGCCACTTTGACCAATTTGCAGGTTGGTACCCTACTGGACATACGGCTCAAGCGGGCCATACAGGCAGCCACGCTCGCAGCGCCCGACTACAATACGCTACCCGGATCGGTGCAGGCCGTGCTTGCCGACATGCAGTACGCCCTAGGGGCACCCCGGGCCGCAAAATTCAAACTGTTCTGGGCCGCTGTGCACGCGCACAATTGGCCGGAAGCTGCAAGGCAACTAGTTCATAGTGACTGGTACATGCAGGCCAACAATCGCGTAACGGAGCTGATAGGCATGCTGCGCGACACAGCTATTTCACCGCCAACCAAGGAGATCACGAATGCAATCGCTTAAGACTTTCTTTGCGAAATACAGCGGCCTTACCCATGCCATTGCTGCCGCATGGGTATTTCTTACCGGGGTGTACTTTACCAGTGCGGCCTTCCACGCATATGTGAACGGCATTGCCGTCAGCATCGGGCATAGCGCCCCATGGCTGGCAGCGCTGTTTGTGGGGGCCATTGTGCCGATCTTCAAGTACTGGCAGGGCCTGAGCGATACCGGCAAGGTAATGGTTGCCAATGAGGCACGGGACAAGGCAGCCAAGGGCGAACTGAAGAGCGAAGTACCATTCGGCGGTGGAACCAAGGTTGGGGCGCTGGCCCTGTGCAGCTTGCTCGTAATGGGCACGGTTACAGGTTGCACCAGCCAAGACGCGCAGAAGGCCGTAGCCAGCGTTAACGCCACACTGCCCGCTGTGGAAGCTGCCGTGGCCATTGCAGCCCAAGTGGCCAGCGCACTTGATCCAAGCATGGCAGCCCTTATTACCGGGGCCAACACCGGCATCCAAGCCAGCCTGCAACTGTTGCAGCAGGAATGCAACGCCTACCTTGCCAGCCCCAACAGCGGTGAGTTTGCCAAGATTATCAGCGTTGTTGATGACATGGTAAACAATGGCGATCAGTTGCTGTTACAGGTTGCCCACATCAGCAATAGTGATAGCCAGCAGAAGGCCCTTGCTGCAATCAGCGGGCTGGATGCGCTGCTGCACATTATTGACGGCTATCTTAACCAAGCGCAGCCTGCCAGTGCGGTCAAGGCTCGCATGGCCAAGCGCACCGTAAAGCTGAAGGCTGTGCAGGCGTACTACAGCAGCAACGACAAGCAGACCATCCAGCGTGCCTTTGGTCAGCCTTACGGTGTGGTGCTGGGCCACGCCTACGCAGCGGGGATGTAACCTTGGTGCCCACAGGGATCCACAAGCAACCATTCGTTTCGGCTGGGGTGCACGCGCACCCCGCCCGAAAACTGGGCCGTGCCCCCAAGCGGCACGATGCTCGCACTATCTGCCTTGCCAAGCTGCTGGAACCGCAGTTGCCACCCCCGCCCCCGGTGGTTGACGACCGCGCCAAGATCAGCAACCTTGGCATAATGCTGAACGACACTATCGGTGACTGTACTTGTGCCAGTGCCGGGCACATTATCCAGGCGCTTACGGCTGAGAACGGCAAGCAGGTTATTCTACCTGACAGTGATATCCTTGCTGCTTACGAGGCCATTACCGGCTACAACCCCAGCGACCCCAGCACGGACACCGGCGCTGTTGAGCTGGACGTGCTTAACTACTGGCGCAAGACAGGTATCGGCGGCCATGTTATCGGGGCCTATGCCAGCATTGCACCAACCAACCTGACTGAACTTAAGCAGGCCATCAGCATCTTCGGCAACGTGTACGCAGGGGTGGACATGCCCTTGTGCATACAGGACGCCGACACGTGGGAAGCGCCCAAGTGGTGGCAGCATGGGGGCAACACTACGGCAGGTAGCTGGGGCGGCCACGCGGTACCTATCGTGGCTTATGATACAAAGTGGTTCTATATCATAAGCTGGGGTGAGTACATCCCGGTTAGCCCGGCCTTCATTGATTTGTACTTTACCGAAGCCTACGCAGTTATGTCCCCCGACGAGGTCAACGACGCGGGTGTAACTCCGGATGGCTTTAACACGGCGCAATTGCAGCAGTACCTTGCAATGGTGGCGTAAAGCTTGCAGGCACGCCCCCCTATCGGCGGTGGTAGGTTGCGGCGATTTTTAATGTGCCTGCTGGACAGCACAGGGGTAGCCCTTTCATGGTGGGGGCTGCCCCTTGCTGTTGCTACGGTTCCTGTACGAACTCTGGGTTGGCGTCAGGCATAACTACTTGCAGGTTACTCGGCTGGTATGGGTGCCAGAAAGTAAGCTGCTGCATAACTATGTCTGCCCCGGCAGCAATGGCCAGCCGTTCATCTTCGGTAAGTCGCCACCGAGTTATAACGTTGCGGGCCGGGGTGTCTAGGTACACGGCTGGCAGGGGTTGGTACTCGGGCTGGTTTGCTCCGAACACCGTTTCTATAGCTTCGCTACCGGGCATAACTGGGCTTACTGGTTGCACGTACCCTCCTTGGTAAGTTGCTGGGGTCGCACTGGGGCATGCGGCTGTGGTGCTGCTGCCAGCCAAACGGGGTGTCGTTAACCGGCGCGGCGCACTTGGGGCAGTGCTTTATGCAGCTAACCAGTTCCGCGGCCTTCTCCTTGGCGTAGTACTTGGGCGGGTCAGGCTTGGTCTTGGTCTTGCGGGGCTTGCGCCCCGCCTTAGCCATTTCTTCAACATTGCTTGGCCCACTTACGCGGCCTGTAACAGCGCCAATGATTTTATCCACGCTACTTACCCTTTGCCCTTTCCTTGTCTGCGGCGTTGACCATGATTTCCCGCAAGTGATCAGCGTACTCACTGGGGTAGTACGCTTCCATCATCTTGTGCAGGTAGTGCTCGGCCTTAAGCAAATCCT